TTAGAATTGTAGAATTGCATAATCATATTTTAGAGTTAATGCAATTTCAACTGGGTCTGATGTTGCGTAGTCCATAGTTCCAAAGTTTGCTGCTTCAATGTAAGCACCTTTCAATGTCCACTCCTCAACAATATCTCCAACTGGTCCTAATAGATTAAATGTGATATCTCTTTTGTAGAAATCAGAATAACCTTGACGACCTGTTACTGATTCGTGATGTTCTCTAATCCACTCCATTACTGATTGTGCGGCTGATGGAACTACTGGGTCATACAAAGTAATTTCTAATGGTTGCCAAGCACCTTTACCTTTCACATATCTTTTAACATTAATGTGTTCCAAGATAACTTCATCAAATTGAATAGAAGGTCTATTCATTGCTTTGATTGTGAAGGCTGGTATACCTTCAATATACATAATGAACCTATTTTGTGTTTTAGGTTCAAAAGGTGTAAACATAATTTCTGATGGGTCTAATAGTTCAGCCATTATAAATTTCTCCGTATTTTATATTCAATAATAAATATAAGAAAGTGAAAAAAATGATTAAATATATTTGATTATGTTTTGAAAGTTTTTTGAAAGTTTTTAAATTAAAAAAAACCCCACTAAAAAGTGGGGTCTTTTTCAGTTATTAACTATTATTCAGGGAATGTTGCACCTGTTGGTTGAACTACAAAGTCTAATACGATAAACTCGGCTGTTCTTGTTGGTTGAATAAATATCTGTCCTATTAGACGATTTCTGTCGATTTCGTCAGGAGTGTTATTTGTATCATCCATAACCACTCTAAATGCACTTAAACCACTATTTGACTGAACATCTTCTAAGAAAGGATTAACAACATTTAAGAAACGATTTCTTGTTGCTGTTGTGTTCTGTTCAAATACTAAGAAACGAGAAGTTGATGCGATAAATTTCTTTAATGCAATCAATAATCTTCTTACATTTACTCTGTCTAATGCACTTGGTTTTCCTTGTAGAGTTTTTTGACCAAACACCACTACACCCTGTCCAGGGAAAGTAGCAATTGGATTAACTCTATTTTCATACAACTTATCTCTTTCACTATGAGTTAGTCTTGTTTTTGCTTCTAACACATCTGTTAGACCACCACGATTTAGACCTGCTGGAGCGAACCATTCAAAGGCTACCTCGTCATTGAATGCAATAACACCAGGTAAAACTACTGAAGGTGGCACCCAAGTTGGTCTGTTTGTGTTTTCGTCAAGAACTTTAACCCACGGGTAATAAGTTGCTACAAAGTTTGAATCTAATGTTTTCACATTATCAATCACCGTATCTACTGAATCACTATATTGTGCAGCGTCAAGAATTAAGAAAGTATCTGCTCTATCTTCTGTTTTGTTTATTGCGTGATTTGTTACGGTTGGGTGAATTGAGTGAATTACACCAGGTAATACCATCATATTGATATCAAACTCATCTGGATTTGATACAGCGTTAATAGCTCGTTTGTAAACAACCGAACCACTACCTGCTGAAGTGTTTAAGTCAAATCCTTGTGTGTTTGTTCCTGATATATCTGTTCCAACAGCATAGTGAGTTGCTGGACTCTGTCCATCAAATCCCCATTGGAAAGGAACTGCAAACTTTCTTTGTTCAATTGCTGAACCAGAAAGTGTTAATAGTTCTGTTTGTCCTGCATAGTTTGTTGAAACGGCTGTTGCTCCGTCAGAACCAAACATATTTTCCAATGACATAGTTACATTATTACCTTGATTTGCTCCACCACTACCTTGTGATATTGGTGATAAATATTCTCTATTGTTTAGATTACTGAAATCAAATCCATAGAAAGTATTTTGGTCAAAGTCTGCAACTGATGAACTTTGGTTTGATTTGAACGATGCAGTTACTATTGTTGTTGCTGCTGTTGTTGATGAATAATATGGAACATATAATTTGTTAAATCCAAAAGGCACCACAGTAGTTGGGTAAGTTTCTAAATCTGAAAAATCTCCTACTCTAATGTGTTTACTTTTGTTTGGATAATCACCATAGTAAGTTAATTTACCATTTGAATCTATTTCTACAAATCTATCACCGATTACTCTTGCGAAATAATTTGTTGAAGTTGGGTCAAATGTTAAGTTGTCAAATTGTTCCATTACTGAATCATCACTTGGTCTTGATGAGTCATTGTTGTAATTTACTGAACGAACTTGTAGTGAGAAAGTTCCGTAATCAGAACCAGCTACACTACCAGCATCTTTAACATTTAAAATATTAACTTTGAAATGTTGATTAACATCACTTCCGTGAGAACGAGTGTAAACTCTAAATAAACTATATCTTGAACCACCAACATTTTGTGATTGTATCATTGGTGTTCTAGCGTATGAATAATCAGAATTTGCTGTCCAAGTACCTGCTGTTCCGTCTGCATTAAATCCAGTTGAACCACCTTGATGGTCAAGTCCTGCTGATTCGTATGTTGCTGTTACAAAACTACCTGTAATTTTTCCTGTAATATCTCCGTGAAATGATTTAAAGTTTTTATACAAATATACTGGTTCAGTATTGTTTTGTGGGTCACTTGGTATTAACTTATCAATATAAGATTCACTACCAGTGTCAAATGAAATTGTTTTCTGTAAAGTTGTTGAACCTGAAACATCTAAAAAAGAAGATGTTAAAGGTGCTACTTTTTGGTCAACAAGTCCATCACTAATAGTTGCTCCAGTTATTCCCCCAAGTCTTGTAGGTGCTAGGATAGCAAGAGTTTTTCCAAATAATTCTGGATAAGCCTCTGCGGCGTCAGCACCACCAACACTTGCTAAAGAACCAGTGGTTTTTATTGCAAGAACATCTGCACTATAACCACCTATTCCAAGAACTCTAACAATTGTTACTGTACCAGCAGATTTTAAGTATTGTTTA